GGGCTCAGGGAGAACGTCACGATAACCAGCTACCCATGCACGACGTTTTTCATCGAGCTCGTTCGAGCGGCTACCATCAATTCTTCGGGCTTTCTTTTCGGCTGCGGTCCAGCCCCAGTAGTAATCATCGATAAATCTGTTTGAGGATTTGATCACCCGCTCGGCCTCCACATCTTCCATCGCAATTTCATAATTGCCGAACGTAGCGCGTACATCTGCGGCCTTTTTGATGTTCTCCCGCGCTGCCTTGATAGCGTTCGCCGGGTTATCCATGCCGATGGTCCCGAAAGCCACCTGGAAAGGATCAGCCCCGTTCATCATCAACCAGTCGCGGTAGCGCTTCTCTGCATCTTTCGGTTTGATGGTCAGCTTCTGCAGGGCTTCCTCGGCTGCGTCCAGGTGTGCGGGTTCGTTCAGCCGGATCACTTCCAGCACCCAGAGATAAGCATCCGTCTGTTTATGGCCGGTGATTTTCCGTTGAGCCGGCAGCGGCTTGATGTTCGCCAGGGTGGTGCTGTGCACTGCTGCAGGGATTGTGAAGAGTGCTTTATGTTCGATGTTATCTGTACGCATTACGCAGCCGCCTTTTTGTAGAAAACCAATTCACGAACCTGATCGCCGTTCATGAGCATGTTGTTAAAATCATCGTGATCGGGCCAGTAGACACTCACCCGCTGCAGGTCATTTTTCGCCAGCAGGTTCGCGTGCGCACATTCATATGCGGCCGCCAGCCCGGTGGCGCTGTTCTCGTCACGGTCAGCAAAAATAATCAGATGCTTAACGCCTGCCGGAACCCGGAATTTCTTCATAAACCCACTGGTCATGGTTGCCCAGGTATTCACGCCGTAGAGCTGGTGCGCGGACAAAGCAGTTTCGATGCCTTCGGCGATGCCCAGCGTGCTGGCAACAGGGAACATACGGATCGCCACTGAACGGGCGTGATCCAGGTAATTGTCCTCCTGCAGGGATTTCTGACGCTTTGCGCTGGTGCCGATGTCGGCCTTTTTTGAGCCGTCCAGAAGCGTCTGATGCAGATAGCAAAGCTCGCCTTTATCATCAGTGGCCAGAGAGTAGAGGGACTGGAACACCCGACCATCGTGACGCTGCTTATCGTTGAAACGGATAGCTTCAACCGGGAGCTTATAGATGCCGCGCGCATTGAGGTAATCGGCACCCGTGGTCCCACGCAGCGGTGCCAGTTTGGAAAACTTACTGAGCACCCTTTTACGCAAACTGCCGGCGCTGGTGGTGACCGGTACTTTCAAGCGAGTGAAGGTGTTGCCGATCAGCTCATCAATTTCACGGCAAATCTCATTGAAGGGTTTACCCTGGGTTTGCGTAACCAGTTTCAATCCATCGCCGCTGCCGCAGGTACAGATCCAGGTGCCGGCACCGTCCCGGTCATCGATTCGGAATTTCCCGGTGGAGTCGCAAAGCGGGCATTTGCCTTTGAAGTGATTTTTTCCGGTGATCGGCGGCAGGCCGTAATGTTCAAAAATCATGGCCCACTGGCCCTTTGATGCTTCCGCCGTCTTCATACTCGTTTCCCTAACTGCTGTTTGATTTCTTTCATCTGGTTTCTCACCAGCTGAATTCTTGTCGGCTCAGGCTGGCATTCTTGCTGCGCCTGCACTTTCTCGCGCTGCTTCGCAAAGGCGATCTGTTTGTGCCTGATGAAGTTCGAAACTGTTGGGGTGATGTCCATCGGGTAATCGCTCAGGCCGTTTGGCCACTCCCCGAAACGCTCATGGAAAGTGTGTTTGCACCAACCGTCGCTTACCGGCTTTTTGCCCAGCGAATGGCGCTGGCGCTGGTAGAACTTAATCTGGCTCCACCAGGCCTGTTTCTCGGCCTTTGTGGGCTGGCGCTGCTCGGTGCCCAGCTTTTTAAGCTTGCGCCCGGTATCTGTATCGATATCTTCACCGGCCAGCGGCTTGTGGCCGCATTTCGGGCAGACGTAGACGCCAGCTGGTTTCATGTAATGGCATTGCGAGCACTCGTGTGGCAGCTTCTCTTCGCGTTCTTCAGCTGCGCAGCGCGCGCTTTCTTCCATACCATCTGATTTGCCGGGCAGATCGTCATACTCGATGGAATCCGGATAACCCAGGCGGTGTACGGTGCCGCTGTGATCGAAGATGAGGCAGGACTCTTTTCCCGGTGCGGTGCGCAGACCGCGGCCCAGCGCCTGCAGCCAGCGAATTTCACTTTTGGTTGGCCTGGCGTAGATGATGCAGCGAACGTCGCTGTCGAACCCGGCCACCAGGACGCCCACGCTGACGATGATTTTGGTAGCACCTGTTTCAAAGCGATGGATGATGGTCTGGCGATCCTCCACCGGGGTGTCGGCGGTCATAACCTCGGCGTTAACACCAGCCTGGTTAAACCGGATGGTCAGGAAATTGGCATGAGCTACGTTCACGCAGAACGCGATTGTCGGCAGATCCCGGCCATGCTCCAGCCAGTTCTGGACGATATCGCCCACCAGCGTTGAGCCGCACATAATCTCGGCCAGTTGCGCCTCGTTGTAATCGCTGCCTAACTCCAGTGATGGGGCAGTTTTAACGCCTTTCAGATCCGGCTTAGTGGGCGCATAGAACTCGTAGTTGCTCAGGTCGCCGCGCTGGATCAGCTCGCCGATGGTGGTCGGTTTAATGAGACGGTCATAGTATTTGCCCAGGAACGGTGAAAACGGCGTACCTGACAGGCCAATCACCTTCACGCCTTTAGCGCGAAGACGCTCGATATCCTGCAGGATGCGTTTTTTACGCAGGTGCGCTTCGTCGATAATCAGCAGATCGATGTTGTCAGGGAACACGCGGCGAATAAGCGTATCAGCGCTGGCAATCTGGATTTTCAGAGACGGATCGTAGTTCGGATGATCCGCCCAGATATAGCCAATTTCATCACCCGGCAGGCCATATTCAACAAAGCGATTTGCCGTCTGACCGATCAGGATGGTGTATGGCGCGCAGAACAGAACGCGCATACCGCGGCTGACGAACCCGGCAACAATGAAAGCGGCCAGCCCCGTTTTGCCGCTACCAGTTGGCGAGTACACCATGAAGGTGTCGTTTGCCTTCCAGTCTCGGCGCAACATGTTGAGCGCGCGTTCCTGTGCAAAATTCGGTGTAATCGTCAGCTGCATTGTGCTGCCCCCGCGGTGATGAGATAATAATTTTGTGATGTGGTTTTCATGGATTCCCCTCACATGGCTGGCGGCCTCCCCAAAGGTTGCCAGCCTCCCTTCTGAATCAGCTCCCCTGAAATTCACTCTTCCAGGAAGAACCTTCCTCATTTCTCTGCGCCTTCAGCTTTCGTACTACCTTGCTGATACGGTCGCTTTTTTTTGGTTCAGCCCTTAAGACTGAGATCTACCTAACCTATGGATCTCTCCTGTTGGAAAAGGCCCTATCCCTACCCCTGCACCCAATCCCCCCTTACCCCCCTTTCCCTCTTCCCCATTAAAACGTACTACCTCCCTAGTACGGATTGGGATGAGGTTCCGATGGTTTCTAACCTGATCAGGCACCTTTAAGCCTGAGTCTGTTCGGGTGCCTTTAAACCCGGAACAATCAAGAACTCGTTTGCGTTCCAGCCAGGGGTGGTTCGGCGGTATACCCCTGTAATGCCCTGCCGTGATTCCTCACGAACAGGCGAAGCCGTGTGTTTGCTTCGTGCCTTGCCCGGTTCTCCTTGCGGTATGAAACGGGCTCAGCGGCGTAGCTTTCCTGATACACAGCTGCATAACGCTGCACTGCTGTCTGTCGAACTGCTGGCGATAACGAAAAAAGTTGCTGCTGAATCCACGCGCTATCAGCAAAGCTGTATGCTGATGGCATATCTACCTGAATGAGCTCAACTAACACTGTCCTTTTCCTTAAGCTCAGGCCAAATACGGTCCCAGCTTTCAGGATTAAGTGATTTCCTGCTGACGACACCGCCACTGTGGGTTTCTATCAATACGCAAATTTCTGGCCCAAATACCGACTTCGTACTCATGGCCTTCCGCAAGTAGTTCAGCGTTGTTCCGCATTGTTCCGCGAAAGCCACTTTTTCTTTTGGAGACAGCCCGGCCATAAAAATTTTTAAGGCTTCCATCTTTCACCTCTGGATGAATCAACAGGATTGATATTACCCACGGGTAACACAATAATCAATACCCACAGGTAATTTACCAGTAGGTAACAACTGATAGAATGGAAAACATGGATAAATACGAGAAACGTCGTTTACGACTCATCCAGTTGCGGGATGACTATTGCAATGGCAACGCATCTGAACTCGCGCGCAAAATAGAGCGCGAGCCTTCTTACGTCTCACGCATGTTATGGCCAGAGGGGAAAGCAGGTAAGAAACGTATTGCGGACAATATGATAGATGTTATTGAAACCTCGTTTAATCTCCCGCGAGGGTGGATGGACGGTATAACCAATGAAGTCTCTAACGTTGCTATAGTCAAACCTCCTCGCCCGGGTAAGTCGTTCCCCGTGATAAGTTGGGTCAGTGCTGGCTCATGGTGCGAAGCGATAGAACCTTACACATTGCAGGACATTGAAGAATGGAATGAATCCGACGCTCACGTAGAAGGTGAAGGATTCTGGTTGAGGATCAAGGGGGACTCAATGACCTCACCCTCAGGTATGAGTATACCTGAAGGGATGATGGTACTCTTCGATACTGGTCGGGAAGCGCATCACGGAAGCCTGGTGTTAGCCAAGTTAACCGATGCCAATGAGGCTACGTTCAAAAAATTGGTCATAGATGGTGGAGACCGTTATCTCAAGCCCCTAAATCCCGCTTACCCGCTCATTCCAATAAATGGAAACTGCCGAATCATAGCGGTAGCAGTTGAAGCAAGATTAAAAATCATCTAACAATTTAAACCCGCAATAGCGGGTTTTTTTATATCTGAATAAAATAAAATTCCATTAACTATCAAATTGTTGTAAAAATCAATTGATTATTATTACCCCTAGGTATTGACTCGATATATTACCCAAAGGTAACATCATTTCATCGGCAAACAATGGAGCCATAGAAATGAGTACCCCCAGCCTAGAACACTTAGATATTCACAAAAATCTTAGAGATCGCAAAACATCTTGGGGGCACCTACATGCGGTAGGGCCTCATCAGGCTGATGCAAATTATGAATTTATAACTAGCTTCATCGGTGAAACAGAATATGCCCTATATGCTCGGCAAGGGAATTATTTCGTTCTGGTAGACTCCTTTAAGAACTATGAAGAAGCGAATCACTCAGCCAAAGAAATTATCAATAACCAACCTCAATTAAAGAATCTTTTTAAAGTACTTTAATTTAAATCATCGCCAACTATGCAATTAACACCTTAATCGGCGCGGCAATCTGCAACCAATTTTTAGGCACGCCATTATGACATTTATCAAGGACAAAGAGGCATATCATTCAGCATGCCTATACGCGGCCTGTGGTTACGAATTAATTGCACGCCTTTATCTTAGAAAAGCATATGGGAGATAGGTTATGACCATTCAAGAACGACAAGATATTCAGAGCGTAAATTTTAAAGCGGAGCAGCTGAATTACCTTATGCAAACCATCCACGCCCATCACAAAGATTTTGATTGCCACCAACTCGATGGCCTTTTAGGTCTGGCTTATGACCTCGCTAGTTCTGTTTATTCATGGACCGAGGCAGAGGAGGGAATTGTATTGGCGAATGAAGATGCACGAAGAAGGATAAATTAGTTGGATAAATTAATCGAAACATATCGTCGTCGCATTATTAAATCAGCATTACACCGCCACCTGCGTAAAACAGGAAGTAGTTGCATTGTCATTAATCAACCAAAAGGCGAAATCAAAACCATCGAATTAACAGAAATTCTTCTCGATGGGCTATTAGGCCGATTTGAAAAACAGGCTGTAAACGAATTCGGGAATATTGATGGAATTAAGGCAATCAGGGGAATTTATAGCAGCGCTGTGGATGTGAACAGCCGCGGTGAGTTCCTGACGGAAAGTGGCAAAGAGTTAATCGACGCTCTCATCGCAGAGCTGGTCGATTTTGCCAAAAAGCATAAACCAGCAGCAGCGGAGGATCAGCATGTTAAGTGAGCAAAACGTTAACCCGGGTTGCCGCCCGATTCTGAATATCGACCTGCATGTTCTGCCTGACTTCACCGGCCGCGTCGTTCTCTACATCGAAAACGGGCAGGTGAAGTGTGATCGGCGGTTATCTCCCGACGAACATATCTGCGCTCTGGACACGTTTATTGAAATGGCGCGCGATATGGAGCTGCGCATCCAGGAGACATCAAATGGCTGATGTTAATTATTCCGTAGAGCACGGCCCTATTGAAGTGGTTCTCACTATCGAGAACGGGAAGGTCATTCATTCGCGCCCAGTTCAAAAAGGCGAAGTAACAGCGTCTCTGGAAACCTTTTTATGGATGGCAGAACGCGCGGGCTACACGGTCATTCCACCAGCGGGAGGTAACGACGATGGCCCTGACAGCGATACGCATTCCTGAATGGGTGCATTCACAGGCGGTTCAGGTGCTCAGGCATTACAGAGCAATGCGTGTTTATCCATGCCGGATACACGGCTCTGGAAACCTGAGCCTGAGGGTAAACCGCCGCTGGCGCATGCTGTCCCGCGATGGTGGGCAGAACTGGGAAGTAATGAGCCACGAGCGATACAGCAAAGTGAAGGATAGAAAATGAATACATTCACCCAAAATATGCGCGATACGGCAAACCTCGTACTTTTGGTACCGAATGACTGGGTTTGTGAAAGTGTTCTTATCGCGGTAACCGGCCTTAAGCCCGGAACCATCCTCCGAGCCAGAAAAGAGTGCTGGATGGTCGGGCGTGAATACGTGCACGTCTCGCCGGACGGAAACCCGAAACCATCCAGTGAATGCATGTATAACCGGAAAGCGGTCGATGCATGGGTGGCGTCGATGAAAAACAAACAGCCCGGGTGATTTGATGCCATGAAAAAGGTAAGCTCAGATCGCTCTTGGGCGTCTGGAGGAGTCAATGGATAAAGTCACATATCCAACAGGCGTCGAAAACCACGGTGGCACATTGCGCATCTGGTTTAATTTCAAAGGTAAGCGTGTCAGGGAAAGCCTCGGTGTCCCTGACACCGCTAAGAACAGGAAGATCGCCGGGGAACTGCGGACGTCAGTATGTTTTGCCATCCGCACAGGCACATTTGAGTATGCGGCACAGTTTCCGGATTCCCCTAACCTCAAGACTTTTGGGGTGGGTAAAAAAGAAATTACAGTGTTAGAACTTGCAGAAAAGTGGCTGGATCTGAAGAGGATGGAAATCTGCGCGAACGCCCTCAACCGTTATGAGTCAGTCGCAAGGAACGTGGTGCCCAGGATCGGGGGAAATCGGCTGGTGTCAGCAGTGACCAAAGAGGAACTGCTGTATATCAGGAAAGATTTGCTGACCGGTCACCAGACGCCTGTGAAGGGAAAGGTCCCGGCGAAGGGACGAAGTGTTGTCACCGTGAATTATTACATGACAACCATTGCCGGGATGTTTCAGTTTGCCGCAGATCACGGCTACGTAGAGGCAAACCCATTCGAAGGGATCAAGCCTCTTAAAAAAGCCAGGGCAGAGCCAGATCCACTAACTCGTGACGAATTTATTCGCCTGATCGATGCATGCCGGCATCAGCAGACGAAAAACCTGTGGTCACTTGCAGTATACACAGGGGTGCGTCACGGGGAGCTGACCTCCCTGGCCTGGGAGGATATCGATCTTGAAGCTGGAACAATAACAATCAGGCGTAATTATACAAAACTGGGCGAATTCACTCTACCGAAAACTGAGGCGAGTACAAACAGGGTCATACATCTCATCCAACCTGCGATCAGCGTCCTGGGGAATCAGGCAGAAATGACGAGGTTAGGTAAGCAGCATCACATTGATGTTCAGCTGCGCGAGTACGGCAGAACGGAGAGCCACGACTGTACATTTGTCTTCAACCCTCAACTGGTCAGACGATGTCAGCATGTTGGGTTCATCTACAAAGTCGACTCGATAGGTGACTTGTGGGACGCAGCGGAGAAGCGAGCAGGGATAAGGCACCGGAAAGCGTATCAGTCGCGTCACACGTATGCGTGCTGGTCACTCTCAGCTGGCGCTAACCCCAGCTTCATTGCCAGCCAGATGGGCCATGCGAGCGCCCAGATGGTCTTCAATGTATACGGGGCGTGGATGGCTGACAGCAGCAGTGAGCAGATCGCGATGCTGAATAAGAGGCTTGCGGATTATGCCCCACAGATGCCCCAAAGCCTACAAAGCAGCACCAGAGCATTATTGAAATCAGTAAGTTAA